GACTGGGTGTTGACGGATGATGATCTCGACACGACCGGCGATCTGGAAACGGCCGTTCTGTTCAGCCTGTTCACTGACGCCCGCGCGCCGGATGGCACCGAGACGCCGGACGGCACGACGGATCTGCGCGGCTGCTGGATCGATGCCATGGAAGGCTACTCGATGGGTTCCCTTCTCTGGACGATCGTAGGGGCCAAAAAGGTTGGCAACAGCCTCCTCGCAAAAGCCCAGGCCATCTGTCAGCAGGCGCTGCAGTGGATGGTGGACGACGGAATTGTCGGCGCGGTTTCGGTCACGACATCATGGCTAAACGGCTCGACCCTGAAAATCGCAATCGCCCTGACCCGTCCAGATGGGGACGATCTGACCTTCCAGTATGCGTGGGCATGGAAGGACCAGAATGCCCTATCAACAGCCGACCCTTTCTGAGCTTCAAGCGGCCGCGCTGAACGATATCGTCGCCAGCAACGTCTCGTCTGGCCGTGCGCTGCTGCCGCGCTCGATCCTGCGTGTGCTCGCCTGGGTGCTCGCCAATCTGACCTGGGGCAATTACGACTATCTGGCCTTCTGTTATCGGCAGGCCGTACCCTGGACCGCGACAGATGAATATCTGGACGGCTGGGGCGCGATGAAGGGCGTCACGCGAAAAGCGGCGACGGCGTCGGTCCTGTCTTTGCAGTCGACCGGCGGCACGTCGGACACTGATTGCCCGGCCGGCACCCTTATCACGCGAAATGACGGCGTCATCTATGAGACAAACGCCGATGCTGTCGTCAATGCGGCCGGCACGATCACCGTGCAGGTGACGTGTCAGACGACAGGGTCGGCCGGGAATTGCGACGTCAACACGGCATTCTCGCTGCAGACGCCGATTGGCGGCATCAACGCCTCTTTCGTGTCGACCGCATCGATCGCCGAGGGCACCGACCAGGAAACGGACGATGCCCTGCAAGCGCGCATCCGGCAGGCGTGGTCGGCAATCCAGGGCGGCGGCAAAGCCGCTGACTACGTCACATGGGCAGAAAACTACGCGCCCGTCACGCGCGCCTGGTGCCTGCCGAACGGACAGGGTGCCGGCACTGTTGTCGTCTATGTCATGATGGATGACGCAGAAGCGGCCAACGGCGGCTATCCGCAAGGCACGAATGGCGCTGCGTCGACCGAGACGCGTTGGCCGGTGGCGACGGGCGATCAGCTTGCCGTTGCCAATGCGATCCAGCCTGACCAGCCCGTGACTGCGTTGGTCATTGTCGCGGCTCCAACGGCCTATCCGATCCCGATCGAGATCTCCGGCCTGGTGCCGAATACCACGGCCCAGAAGACAGCCATCAATGCGGCGCTGGCTGACCTGTGGGCCAGCACCGGAACGCCGCTCGGTATGACGATTTCCCCGGCGACGATCGAAGCGGCCATTCTCTCGACCGGAGCCACTGCTTTTACGACGGTCTCGCCATTGGCCCCTGTCACCGTTCCGGTCGGATATCTCCCAGCGCTTCCGTCCGGCGGCGTCGTGGTGTCCTGATGGCTGTTCCATCCTTCGCCGCTGGTCAGTTCCTCGCCGGCATCAAGCGAACCCTGCCACGTGGCAAGGCGTGGCCACGCGCGACAGGGACCGTGCTTGACCAGGTCCTGTCCGGTCTGATGCCGTCCTCGCAGCGATATTCCGCTGCCTGTGTTGCCATGCTGGCGGACGTATTCCCGGCGACGGCCTATTCCGTCCTGCAGGAATGGGAATACACGCTCGGGCTGCCTGACCCCTGCGCCGGCGAGCTCGCGACGATCCAGCAACGGCGTGCCCAGGTTGTCGCGCGCTTCGCGGATAGCGGTGGGTGCTCTGTCGACTACTTCGTGAATTTCGCGGCCCAGCTCGGATACACGATCACCATCACGCAGTTTGCGCCAGCCCGGTTCGGAATCGCCAAATTCGGCACCCCCTTTTACGGCAAGCCGTGGGCCTTTGTCTGGCAGGTCAACGTCGAGGCGACCCAGACCGTCAATGCACAGTTTGGCGTGAACGTTTTCGGGGATCGCTATCGCTCCTGGAACAGCGCCGTACTCGAGTGCGAGCTCACAGCGCGGGCGCCGGCGCACACCACTGTCATTTTCAATTACGTCAATGGCGCTCCGACGGGCGTCTGGGATCAGTTCTTCTGGAATACGGGTGTCTGGGCATGAGTGGATCTGCAGGGAATATCGCCGCCGGAAGGATAGCGCGCGCTGCGGATGTCCTCGCGGCGCTGGAGCAGAAGATTGATGCTCAGGGAGGGGATGCCTCTGGCTTGTCGCTCGATGCAACGTCGTCAGTGGCGGGTCCGTCCGCCTCGGTGAAGATCAAGGCGCTCGTTGCGGATTACTTTGCGATCCGCGCGCAGGGTGCAGCCCTTGACGGACAGACCGATGACGCGCCTGCCGTCAATGCCCTCATAGCTCAGCAAATCGCAGCAGCTGGAACAAATCCCTCGTATGTTCGCGTAGTTATTCAACTGCCTCCAGGCGTGGACCTGTTTCTTGCTTCGCCGATCGTAACCCAAGGCTTCTGGACCAGCATTCGTGGTTACAGCATGGCCACAAACCGAATCATCATGAAATCCGGCGGCGTCGGATGCATCGTTCATGGATCGCCCTCATCACCCGCCAAAGGGGCATTGGACATCCAGAACGTTTCATTCTGGGACGGAAATATTGCAGGGTCCGGCGTTGCTGCTGTGCAGGCGTATTTCGACTGGCAGACGCTCGAGCCGTGGACGACGTCGGTCATGACGAATGTCCTGTTCCGGTCGTTCACCCAGGCTACGAACATGACCAACGTAGCGCGCGATGCGCTGTGGGATAACGTCGTGTCCTACGGCCCGGACAACACTATTTCTTCGCTGGCCGCGTTCGGGTTCTACGGCACGGCGGACAACACGTTCGGGGTATTCACGGGTGTCTACAAGGCGTGCCGGACGGTCAACCACATTTTCTCGTTCGACTTTCACTCGCTCTGCCAGTTGGAAGGTCAGCGCTTCTATTCCTGCACAAGCTATTCGGGTTGGGGCTTCCTGCGGGCTTGGATGACACCCACGCCTGCTGCGCTGCCGGGCGTTTCAAATTATCAGTCCCCGATCTGGTATGCGACCGACTGCGACTGGCAGGGGCTTGGGTTCGCATTTGATGTGCAGAGCATTCGCAATGTCATCGTCCGGGGTGGCTTCTACATCGCCAATGAACTGTCATCCGGCACGTCGATCATCACCGGACCGAATGGACAAAGCCGCAATCATCGCTCCTACATGTCGTTCATCGGTTGCGGCGATGTTGAATTGGACAAGGTCGAGTTCGACGGCGGCGGCTACATGGAGAGCACCGCAACGCTCGTCTATGTCGACAAGACGACATCGAAGTTCAATGCCCGCAACAGCAAGATCCTCGTGCCCGACAGTATTGCGGGAGCATGGGAGTATGAGAGCGGCGGCGCGAACAACCGATGCGCGGCGCTTGGCACGCATTGGGGCGAGTGGGGCGGCGCTGCTACGGTTCTCGATCCGGACGGCACTCAAGTCGACCAGGAGGCCGTCTTCTATCCCAACTCGAATCTCTACATCGGGAGCGTCGACGATAATGGGCTGTACACTCTCCGGCTCAAATTCTTGTCGCAACAGGCTGACGCAAACAACCGCATCGCACTGACGATTCCGACACGGCCGTCCTCTATGGGCGGTGGTCCGATCTTCAACGGCGGCCAGCCGGAAGGGCTGTCCGTCGCTCTGCTGAACGGCACGGCCGGTGCGGCCGCACCCGCATGGACGCTGTTCGACGTCTCTAACACCAACGTCACGATCGAGTTGGCGGGCACATCAAGCAGCTACCAGTGCGACGTCTGGCTCATTATTCCGGGATTCTGACATGCCTTTGACTAAAAGCGTCACGCTGACAAACGGGGCCGTCGCCGGCTACTGGTATGTTGCAAATGCCCCGCGCACGAACTCATCCGGCGACTATCTCGCCTATCTCCAGGGCTACCCGTCCGCCGCATGTGCACCGCTGATGGTAGCGCCGATCATGACGCGACTGTTTGTGCTGACCGCGAGCGATTGCGGTGTCAGCGGTAGCGCCACATCGATCACAGCAGCACAGGCCGAAGCCGGTATTCTTTCTGTCGTGAACGCATCGGGCTCCACCGATCCACTCAATGGCGCAACGGAGGCAAGCTGATGTATCGCTTGGCAAACGGCACTCAGGTTCAGACGCAGCCGACACCACAGGTGGCAACCGGGACCCCTGGGTTTGCCACATATGGCGAGATCAACGGCCAGCCTCCATCAGACATCGATCCCGATCGGTTCAACGATCAGCAGGAAGAGCTGATGTCGATCCTGGCGGCCGCCGGGATCGAGCCCGAGATCGGCGTCCAGAATCAGGTTCTTACCGCTCTGCAGAAACTGTTTCTGCAGTACGGGAAGGTCAGTCTCGGGAACTGGACCGAGCAGTATTACACGCTCGCCGCGAGCGGTAACAAGACGATTTCCCTGACATTCACAGCGCCTTGCGCGGGCTATCTTCACCTGATCGCATCGGCAAATTTTTCATCACAGAACACAAGCAACACCTTGCTGACCACCACGGTCAACGGAACCCAGTTAAGCTCTGACAACGTATCGGGCACCACAGCCATGACAAACCATGCCTGCGTGGCCGTGGCGGCCGGCTCGGTTACGGTGTCGTCTTATCTCGGCACGTCATCGAGCAGCCCGCCGACCGTGGGTCATACCCTGTCTTACCTCTTCGTGCCGAGCTGATCATGCCCACATACGCAATCGAGAAATCTTCGGATGGTCGCATCCTTTCCTGCGCTTCATGGCGCTCGGAGAAGATCGAGATCCCTAGCGGTTTCACCGCCTGCAGCGCGGAGGAATACAGCGCGGCGAAGGCGGCTATCACATCCTCCGTGAGAAACCAGGCGCTGGCGGCGCTGGTCGATCTCCGCGCAAAAGCTGCCATGGCTACCGCAATGGGCGAAACGTTCGGCGAGCAGACCCGGAATTATGTGCGTGCCGTGCAGGCCATTGCAGATGGCTCCGACGTCAAGTCGATCGCCTTGCCTGCCGCTCCAGCCAGTCTTTCAGACTGAGATGGGCACGATACTGTCCAACTGGACACCCAGCCCGGCGCGTACGCTGATCGTGCCGCTGACACAGTCTCCGGCGCTCCGCGGCGAGACTGTGCTTTCGCTCGATCTGACCTGGCCGGCGAAGCAAAGCGCAGACGTCTGTGATTTCGCGCTCGATCCATCAGCGTGGCTTGCTGATGCAAACGACAGCCTGGCTGACGATTGTTCGGCATCT